GCCATCACCCATCACATTCGTGAACGCCTGCGGAACCAAAACCGCAGACGCCGGGGTGAAACCGTAAGACTGATCCAACCGGCCCAGATACGTTGTCGCTTGCTGGGCTGCAACCAACTGTGCGGCAGAAACCTGCTGCACCATCTGCGGGGCAATCACGTCCCACGTCGCGCTCAGGTCACGGACATCCATGCGACGCCACAAAGCCGCCGTACGAGCCGCCAACGCATGCCCTAAAGCAATCCGTTCGCGCTGATGAGCGAAAGCTATCTCACTCTGCCGCGACACTAGGGTCTGCGTTCGGGTCAGCGTTCATCTGATCATTCAGCGCCCCATGCACCGCGAAGGAAGTCAAAGCGTCCGACTCCTCCTGCTTCATGTCCATGATTCGGGCACGGTCATACGGGTCAACACCGTCCTTCTCCATCACCCATCCGAACGGGTAACCGATCTGAACATCCTTGAGCAGAGCATCCGACATTTGCGCCTCAGACCGAATCGCAGGGTTCTCCCACTCGATCGACGCCAACCGAACCTCTTTCGCCAACGCCTGGTTATCCTGCGCCAACGCAACAAGGCGGAATACCTCACGCATGGACGACTCAACACCCGTCTGGAACTCCCGAACCTTCTCAATCAGCGGCGACTCGGACGCGCGCAGACCATCAGCGGAAACGTTCGCAATGCCGCCACGAGCTGCAAGGTAAGTCGGAGGCGTGCGAGTCTGAGCAGCAATATGCCCGACAGCAATCTCGATCACGTCCGTGAACACCTTGAGGTCGGCAGCATCCCACTGATCAATCTTCGCCGTCTCACCAGAGAACACCGCAAACCGCGACTCGTTCAGAGCCGCCATCGTCAACGGCTCCTCGCCCACCTTGATACCGGCAGCATCCAAAATCTGCCGCATCGGAGGCCTGGCACCCAACAGCACGCGCGCCGGCATCGACGCATAGTCGGCCGCGAAAAACAGGTACGCCCACAACAGATTGATTGCATCCTGCATCGGAATCACACCAGCGATCTCCGACACCGGCTCACCCCGAAGCATGGGACGGTTCTTCACCTCCACAATGGGCACAACGAGCATCGGGTTCGGCAGGGGCCACACGTCGTCCCCGGTGTCCTCGGTCTCGCGAGGCACCCAATGGGAAGACGCGCCAAACCCGCGCTCCTCCATCTGAATCGACTGCGGCAGGTACTGCAACATGGGGATGACGCGCGGGCGCTTGAACTTCCACAGAAACTCGGGCGTGTACAGAGTCCCGTACTCGGTGTCCTCGTCCACCCATGTCTTCAACGCCGCCTTGCGCTGGCGAACATTCATCCAGTCGTACTCGATCTCCACGTTCGCCGGGTGCTCGAACGTGATCTGAGCATCCTCGCCATCGCCCCACACGAGCACGTAAGAGCGCTTCGCCATGTACGCGGTGAGGAACCCTGCCGACGACTGAGCGTCCATCTCATTTATGAGCCACTGATCCCACAGCAGGGACGCACGCTTCGCCGTCGCCGGATCACGAACCATTGGATCTTCATCCCGAAGATTGATACCAATAAGCCGTGTCCGCTCGCTGGGGGCATTCGTGACAGACGCCGACCAGTTGTCCGAAAAGTTCGCATAACGCGACCCGTTAGCCTTCAACCACTCGTCCGTGGCAAACGTCAACTTCTGGTCGCCACCGTAATACCGCTCGAACGTCTCAATCTCAGGACGCCGAGTCCTAAGACGCCAATAAATGCGGTCCATGAGAGTAAGAGCATCCTCGGCGGTCGTAATGGCAGCCATTAGCCCCACCTCTCAATAAAGCCACGCATACTCGGGCTGTTCCGGTTCGTAACCGGCGGCGATAACATCACCAGCGGCCTCATGCGCAAGCACACTGCTCATCGCAAGGTCGATCTTTTGCGTCTCGGACGCCTTGAAAATCAAGTAAGACGGATACGGCACACGAGCAACCTCAACCGCGTTACGCACATGCACCGCAACGGTCTCGTTACCGTCATGCGTGAACGTTGAAGAGGGCAACATCACGTCGGTTTTCATCCGCTCCAGGGCAGCATGCATCTGCTTCGGCCTGTACGTCTCCCACCGAAAAACACGCTTCGGATAACGAGCCTCAAGCCCGTCAATCTCCGACTGCCAATACGGCGGATCCATGTACGCGCGAACCACGTCATACCGCTCAAACAGTTCAGCGAACGCAGCCAACACCTCGAGACGAGGAACCCGCCAATCGAACTCGCGCGGATCCCAAATCGTCGGACGGCCATCGTGATATGTGGGAGTGAACTGGTACCCATCCAGCGTTTCCGCCCGAATACCCGTCCAGTCATCCACATCCGAGCCGTCAAACCCCAGCACAATCGGAGTCTTCGCTGGCACCTCACGCAGAGGCTTAGCCTTCTTCGACTCCCACATGCCCGAATCCAACCAAGCACCAGACCCGGCAACAATCCGGTTACCGAAGAACCGTTCAGCCTCAGCCTTATCCTTCGCGATCAGCTCCGCGGCCTCGGCCTCAATCGCCGCGATCGACACCCAAGGCGCGCCACGGTAATTGAACTGGAAGATCTTGTGCCGGTCCCGCTTATCACCAAACGACAAATTCGCCGGTGCAGTCTGGAAATCCTTATTGATATCCTTCGACGCCGACTCATAAGTCCGCTGAGCCACAGAATCCTGTGCCGGATCCCACGCATTCGTCGTCTCGACCGCACGGCCACCCATACCGGCCAAACCGCGCCGCTGAGTCGTGGCCAACTTGTGGCCGCCGTTCGACTTCACCCACAAACCCGTCTCGTCCTGGGACGCGAACGTGACCCGCTGGCCCAGACGAGAGTTGGCCTTCGACGTAACCACGTCGATACGGCCGCCACCGGGCAGGCGAATGAACTCCTCGCCCGTATGCGGGATGATCTCAGCCAACGGCCCAAGCTCGATCATCGGGCGCAGGGCACCATACGTGTTATCTGTCTGATCTTCCGACGTGGCCGTGATCTGAATCAGCGGGGTAGACCACGGACGGCCCTTGGGGTCGCCCTTGTCGTACTCGTACGCCCACCCGCAGCCGCAACCGAAGTCGCGGCAGTCGTACACGTCACCGGCATCCGCGAACCCGTCGAACAGCACCGGGCCAACACCCTCAGCGCACACGAACGCAGCAATCAGCGGAGACTTGCCCCACTTCTGCGCCCGCACCAACTGCGAACGGCGGAACACAAACGCATCCGCCTTCTGACCCGCCTTCGCCGTGCCCTTCACCGTGTAATGAGACGCCACAAACTGGGCCTGCTCATCACCCATCACAAACGCAGAACCCCGGTTATCACCATCGGGAATCGCACAATGCGCCTGAATCCACTCAGGGACAACCCACAGGGGAGCGCTAAGCACCCTTCGCCGCCGCTAGACGCGACTTCACCGAAGACCCAGAAGCCAAAGCCGGCGCAGAACGACGCTCCGACATCTCATCCTCACTGAACTTCCAACGCAACGACGCCATACCCGGCATCGAGAGGCCCAGCTCGCCCTCCATGCGGAGAACAGCCGTCTTCAAGCCGGCAGACGCCTTCGCCTCAGTGGATTCAATGAACGCACGGACATAAGCGGCAAGCTGATATTTGAGACCCAACTTCGACCACATAAACGCCTGCGGCTTGCGCCAGAGTTCATCCCACAGCTCGACCTCAACCGAAAGAGCACCAACCAGCGGGAAATCTGGAACACCCCCCTGAAAACCCTCAGCCGGAAGAGTCGTCCAACCCTTATCATCAGCACGATCACGCCGAAGAGCATTAGGATCCGGAGCCGGACCAGACCGAGAACGAGCGCCACCAGAACCCATGACACACCCCACTCCTCAGCATTGCGCCGACCCCATTGCGAGGTATCAATAATCGAAAGTTTGTTCTAAAAGAAGGGAATTGGGACCATTTGAACCCGCCAGACCCTTTACTTGCCTCCCCGGCGCGTCCCCGTGGGCGTCGCGTTGGGGGTCACCCCCCAGGGGTGGGGTCGGGACATTCGAACATGTGTTCGGTCGGTCTGTGGTGTGTGGTGTGCGTTCAGCGTGTGTTGCGATCGTTCCATCCACCTGGTTGATGCGCTGCTGTCTCATGCTTGTGACATGGGCCACATAGCCCACGTCCATGCATGGGATCGTTGGCGTCCATGCCTTGCTCGAGTAGGTCTTGTCTACTCAGTGGGTAGTGGTCTGCGTCTGTGCTCTGTGCTACACCACATAGGACACAGATGGGGTCACGCTCGAGCACACCTGGCCTGAACCTGAGTCGATGTCCTCGTGTGTTGTATCCGCGTGTCTTGGCCCAGTGTGCTTGGTCTGCTACCTTGCGGTGTTGTTCGCAGCGTGACTCTGTGCCGGCGTATATCTCTGGGCATCCTGGTACTGAGCAGACTCGCATGTGCATTCCTCTGCAAGGCTTGGTACCACCCAGCGCTTCCCGTGCACGCAGACATATGGGTCAGTCGTCGTCACTCGTTACCTCGGTAGCTAACTTCATCCAGTCGCTGAGGAGTGCGGTGAGTCCTCGTGAGACGTGTGCGGCTTGGTTGTCTTGTGCGTCGAACCAGTAGGCTCCTGAGTCGTCGTCTACGTAGCTGAGTGATGCGGCGAGAACATATCCGGTGATGACTGGGTTGGTTTCTTCTTCGTTGGCGATGTGTGCGTGTAGGGCGCGTTCGAGGTTCGCCTTTGTGGTCTCGCTCATATGTTCTTGCTGGTTTCGTTGGGCGTAAATCCGATGCGCGCTTGCACGATGGGCACTAACTGGCCGCCGTATCCGCCGTCTGTTGATTCGTAGTAGCGTCTTCCGGCAGTCTCGGTCTGTGCGATCGCGCCTTGTTTGTCTGGTTCGGGTTCTTCGTTGCCGGTGTGTCGGTGGTTGGTGCGCCATTCGTAGACGGTTCGTTTGGTGCCCCGTATCGCTGCACCGCAACTGCACCATTCACGCATGGGTTTCTTTCCATTCGAGTAGGGCTATGAGGTCGTCATCTGAGATGAGGTCTGCGAAGCACGCTTGTTGGTCTTCTCGGGTGCGGGCTGCGTGTGATTCGTGTAGGCGGCTCATACGTGGTATCCGTCGAGCCATGCGCTCAACTGTGCTCGTGTCGCATCGTCCAACCGTGCAATAATCTGCACCCCAGCAGCCTCAGCAGTACTCAGTTTGTCGGCGGCTTTCACGACTTCGAGAACGTCGGTATCAAGGTGCGCTTCGGGTTGCTGCCAACCATCAGACATCAGGCACACTCCGGTTCTGAACATCCGGCCTTACCGAATCCAGTGAATGGCGTATCTTCGCCGGGCCTGTAGTAGTTGGTGCATCCGTTCTTGCAGTGTCGGATTTCGGCATTCTGATAGTCGGCTTTTGCTTGGGCCTTGGCTGCGAGGTAGGTCGGATTCGTAATGTCGAATCCGAGCCTCTCTGCCAGTGAGTCAGTCATCAGCGTCGCTCCTTTTGTGCACGTATTCGGCACGCACCCATACGTCGCCCCAGTCGAAGCGGCAGTACAGCATCGACGGGTCGATGTGGAGGACCACACCGGTTTCGGCGTTGCCCATTTCATCAACCGTGTAGATCCGGTCACCTGCGACGAACTCGGGGCCATCAGACATTGCCTCGTCCTCTTCTTCGTCTTCGAGCATTTCCGCGAGCGTGTTTGCGCCCTCTTCGGTCAGGATGTAAGTCTTCATGTGTTCACCATCCGTAGTCTTCGAATAGGCGTGCAATGGTTGCGGGGAATACGGCTGCCGGTTGGCGGTCTTGGAATAGGTGCCATCCTGCTGCGTGGTATGCGGCGTCGACCATTGCTGAGCAGATCCAGCGGCCGTCTGATGCGATCTCGCGGTCAATCCATGCAGGGGTTTTCTCGCCGCTGAGGATTGCTATGGCGATGAAGAGGATGTCTTCGTAGGCATATGGTGCGCCTTTGCGTCCGGGTGCAGGTGCACGGTCGAGCATCCATTTGACTACGAGGTTTGTCTCAGCTTGGGTGAGCAGGAATTGTGACCACCGAATGTCCGTGTAGTCGGAGATGGGTCGGAGTCGTGCACCGCCTGGTGCTGCTTCTACGAGGTGGGTTTCGTCTACGGCGATGACGGCGTGATTCCACCATGACGGGTTTTTTGGGTCGCCGTGGTCTTCAATGTGTTGGAAGGCTTGGATGGCGCGTCCGTAGAATCCGGTGACATGCACTAGGCCGATTTGGGCAGTGACGTTCATCGGAGCCGGTCCATGAGTAGCATCATGAGTTGTTCGAGTTCGGGTTTGGCGACGGCAACTTTTGCCATGTCGGAGATCACACGGTCGCGTTTTGCCACCATGAGGGAGATCTTGTCGAGTAGCTGATTTTCTCGGCGTTCAAGGTTGACCACTTCTTCGTGGACGTGCAAATACAGGCCGGCGAGCAGGGGGATGAGCACCCACAGGCCGACAATCCGATCAATTAGCACCACACACACTGCGGCGGCTATCAACCAGTTCCACATGGGGTGCCTCCGTGAGATGAGGGTGTTTGGTTGTTTTTGCCGTCAAGGTGTTTGACGGCATTTTGAGCGTCAGAAGTTCGCTTATATCAGCACTTAGGCCGCTTTACTTCGCATATAAGTGGTAACGTGCGGTGTTACTGTGGATGGTTGCGGTGGTAAGTATCGGTACAGGAGAGCGGGCTGGTGCCGGGTTCTTGCCGACGAAACTATTCCCTTGTCGGGTCGCGCTTTCACTTGATTACGCGCCACCCAGCCCACTCGCCTGTTATGACCTGTCCCTAAGCGGGTTCACAGGTGTTTATCGCGAATCGGCACACCTAGACGGCGGCTACTCCTCGCGTTACACCCCATTTCTTGCACCGCAGGGGGATCGCGGCCATGCGCACGATGCGTCCAGATAACCGGGCGCGATGCAAGCTTTATAAGCTTTAGTGTGGTTTAGCGGGTTTAGGTTCCGGCTACAGGATGTCTTGGTATTTCCACTTCTTCCCAATGAGCGAAAGTGCCAACATCCCAGAAGATGAGCGTTCGCCCTTCAGGTTGGCAAACCAAGATGAACCGGGGTCGGACGCCGGTCCGATGAACACGTTGCGCGAATCGCCAGACAAGTACGCGCGGTACTGGTGCCAGTGACCAACAAACAGGTAGTCACAGTCCCACGTTGGCATGCGCCCGTGATCCTGCCCCTTCCACCATTCGCCCATCTTGTCCGCACCGGCCGCTTGGTGACCGTGCACAAGGCCAATGCGAGCCGTGTCCAACCGCACTGCCATTGACTCCATGTGCGGTTCCGGGATGCGCACGGATACGTTGCCGAAGTTGCCCATTTCGAGGGCAATCGCAATCTGCTTAGCGTTCGAAATACCGAAGTCGGCGTGAGCGTCGCCAGCGTCACCCTTTTGCCCGACACGCCAACGTCCGTGATTGCTGGGAACGTGTGCCGTTATCAATTCACCAACGAGGGGGGCGATCATGCGAATACCGGCTAGATCAGTTTTGAATGCCTGCACGAGCTGGTGCGGGAGGTCAAGATCGTTCGTGTCGCGCTGTCCGGGCGTTGAGCAGAAGTTCTCGATACCGTCGCCCGTGCGAGCGAACAGCACTTGGCGGGGCCGGTATTCCTTCACGTAGTCCGCGTATCCGGCATACGAGTTGAGGATGCGTTCCTCGGTTTCGATCGTGCCGCCGTTGAAGTCCGTTTTACCGAACTGCTCATCGGTCGGCTGCAATATTGAGGCATCGACTAGGAAGTCTTTGCGCGCTGGGATGTAGGTAAATCCCTCGATGAACTTCGAAGCGGCCGCATAGTCGATCTTCGATGTCGGGTCCGCAGCTTTGCCGCGCTTCGGTGTGGCGGACATGCGGTTGGAGAACATGTCAACGCCGTATGCGATCGCGCGAATGGAGAGCACGTAATCGTCTGGGTTGTCGCCGGATGCGGAGATCCAGGCGCGCGCATCATCCAATGTTACGGGCCGGTTGCGAATGGCTGTGACGGATCGTGAACCGTCCGAGCTGGCCTCTGTCGTTTCGGTCAACGCGGGAGACTTGATCTGGGCCGAATCAACCACGGGGGCGTGCTTCAAGTGCCGGCGTACAGACTTTTCGGACACGCCAAGTTGACGCCCCCAAGCCACATTCGATTGGGTGGCAGTGATTTCTACCCCTGTTGCGCAAACGGAACACGACATTGCAACTCCGATGGTTACCGGGTAGGAGATGTTGCGGGAGAGTTCGACATCTGATCTCGCGCGGTGGGTGTTTCGATTGCGGGTGGCCTCGGGTGTCCTTGGCGTTCACTGTGCTATCTGAGTTGTTGTTCGCGGTCGATGTCGAAGCGAGTGGGTAGGGCCAAATAGAAAAGGCCCCGAACCGAAGTCCAGGGCCTTTCTAAATTCCTACAGGGGAGGGGCGCAACCGTCCCTCAGGTCCGATCCTAATTTATGGCCCAGATGTTGTCAAGTACCTACGCATACTTTTTCCGTAGGTGGTTTCGAGCCCGCTCCGAGGTCACAACATCAGCCAACGATGTTTCCACGAACTCTCTGCCGTAGAAGTCATGCTCGGCAAGGGTGAACGACCGACCGCACGACTCACACGAGAACGTCGTGTCTCCCTCGAACCATCGTGGCGGTTTCACCACGACCTTCCCCGAGTCGGTTGGGCACGGCACATGCGAGTAGTACGGTTTCTGCGACTGCGGCCACTTCGCATTCAACCGAAACACGTCCTTGGCGAGGTCGTCGTGCATGAACACGATGGCGTCAAGGTCGCTGGTCCCAAGGATGTCCTCGAGGTTTACTTCCAACCATGCGGCCATGATGCCCACCATGTACCGGGCATCATCAGGCCCAATGTCAGCCGGCAACCCGATGACTTTCCCCGAGATGTTCGACCATGCCCGTTTTGCCGGTCCTGGCGCTTGACGGTTCAACGCTTTCGCAAACAGGATGGCGAAGTACACGAGGCGGGAGTAAACCTCGTTCGCGTCATTGAACGCACCAACGTTGAACGGCAGGGGGGCTTCCTTCGACCCCGCAACCCGTTCACCCGCGCTGCCGGTGCTGGTGATCATGGCGACAATGTGTTGCACGACCCCGGGGACGAGTCTCAGTGATGCTGTGACTCGTTGGTGGAATCCCTCGGAGAAGTGTCCGCGGGTTGCGGGGAGGTGTTCGCCGTTTTGTCCTTGGTCGTGGGCGAGTCTGATTTTCTGGAATTCAGCAATCGGTTCTTCACTCATGCTGTGCGCCTCTCTAAGCCCTCGGGATTGTGGAACTGGTGTACTAGACCTGCAACCCGTTCAAGGGGTTGAGAATCGTACTGGTGAACGATGAGACCCACTTGCGCCACCCTTCCTTCGGGCATCAGTTCTCCTGGTCCTCAGAGGTACGGCGGATAACGGCCTCTAGCTCGTTCAGGATGTCCAGTGTCCGCATTGTGAACTGGTCCCGCTTCACGAGTTCTTCCTGCGCCATGAACACGCCTTCGGCCCGTCCACGCATCCCAGCCTGAACAAGCGCCTCAACCGTTTCGGCTTTCGTGAGATCCATGATCATCTGCGTGTGTTCCCGAACCGCGTCGGCCATCGCGTCACGACGAACAGACGCGATGAGAGGCAGGAGAGCGTCGGCATAGCTGCTTAGGCAGCGTGCGCACTCGGGGCAACCATTCGGCCCGGTGTAGCCCTCCTCGTAACCACACTCACCGCAGTACGCACCCTCGATGTTCAAGGTCCGCATGATCTGATCCCGCAGCACCTGGTCGTCGCTCGGCATGTAGGGCTGGTCGGGGTCATGCAAGGAAACTTGACTCGTCGGGGTGACGTTCAAGTTTTCGGCCTGATTCTTTACACGTCCGGGCTGGTGACCGTCGAGCAGCGTAGCCTCGCTCCACGCGATCGGTCTCCCGAACTTCTTGCCGCACAGGTGGCAGTGGCTCGGCCCAAGGTCGGGAACACAATCGCACTCGATGTGCTGCGTCTCGCGCGGGTCGGGGTGTACAGGGTCAGTCATCGGACGGCTCCTTCGGTTGGGTGGGAATCCACTTGTCGTGGCGCTCGGAGAGTCCGCTCGTCATCACGTACGCGCGAACCTCGCCATCTGGAATGTCGTCGGACAGATACCAGTCGGTGTGGAATCCGTGCACTTCCATGAGCACTCCGAGCCCTAACTCGGCCCCTCGCTTCATCGCGGGCAGGAGCGCCAACTCGTAGCTCATCGTCTGGGGAACGTTGCCAAGCAACAGGAGGCGTGCGGGGTTCTCGCTCATCGGGTCTCACCTTTATCGCTCAGCGGGTCGTTGTCGTATTCGCCTTGGTCGATCGCCCAGTCGTGGGCCATTTCGTTGGCGGCGTAGTCGTCCATGCCCTGATCTTTGAACTGCTCGTAGAACTCCTGTTCCAACATCGTCCGGGCCATCAGTTCTCACCTTTCTTGGGCAACTTGGCGGCAGCACGAGTGACAGTGAAGTTGGCAAGGGTCAATTGGGCGATGAAGTCGGCTTTGGGACCATGCCCGCGGCTTGCCCTGAAATCGGCTTCCCACTCGGTTGACGCGGCCTCGATGAAGTCGGCCAGTTCTTCGGGGTCGAGCTTCACGGCTTCGGCGGTGTCTCGGAGTCCCGATGCCGCGAGTACCGCCTCAGCGATGTAAGCGTACCCAATCGAGGACAGGATGATCCCGAACCTCGCCGCCGCTTTGCCAGCCGCCAACGTCGGGGAGCCCGTGGTGTCTACCGATTCCCATCCGTTGGCGGCTTCGGTGGTGGGCGTGGAGGCGAGAATCACCAGAGCATCCGAGACGCGCTTGCGGTTGAGTTCCCGAATGTCGGTGAAGACCCGCAATCCACCATCGGGGAGTTGGTCGAGTGCGGCCGTAGCAGCTTCGATGGTCGCGGTCTGCTCGGAGAGCTTCTGCTCAAGTTCGGCAATGCGATCGTTCTTGGCGTCGAGTGTCCGGTCGGAGAAGCGAACCTCGTCGGCTAGTTCCTTGCCGGCCTGTTCGAGAGCAGCAGCCAACTCAGGAACGAGCGTGCGAGACCGAGCGATGAACTCGGCATCTTCCTCGATCATTCCGGCCGCGACATCCTCGGTCTGATGGCCGAAGAACTCGAGGTCGCGGTTGACTTCGTAGCTGACTCCCTCGTACATCGGATCGAGATTGTGCGTCCACGGACCCAAGGTCGCTGCCTCGCTCAGCCGCACGGCTTCCGCGATCAGTTCGGTGTTGGTCGGTTCAGACATTGGTGGGACCTTCCTTCTCGGCTTGTTTGTACTTCCGGATGATGTTGCGTTGCTGCGAGATCAGATGCGACTTGGCCGATTCGATGCCACCCTGACCCGCTGCCGAGAACATCGCCTCGGTCTCTTCGTTCAGGGCATCAAGGGCTTCACGCAGTGTTTTGTTCTCGCTGCGGACGGCCGTCAACTGCTCGACCGCTGCCCCCCAGCGGACGCGCCACGTATTGGGGGCCATGACTAAAACGGGGTGCTTTCGTCATCGGCCCACACGTCCGCAGCCGGCGCACTTGCATTCCATGGTTCCTCCGACTGGACCGGTGCAGCTTTCGACTCGGTAAGTCGCGGCGAGTTCAACGACAGCTCCACCGAGTGTCGTGTCTGCCCGTCCTTGTCGGTCCAGTCGTTGACCTTCGCGCCCAGAAACCCCGAGACCGGGTGCTGTAGTCCTTCCCGTCACGCGACTTCGACTCCTCGACGACACGGAAGCCTTTCGAGAACGTGGTGAAGACCGTTACGTCTTTCAGATTTACAAGTGCCATGTGCTTATTTCTCTCTCTCGTTGTTCAGAAACCTGGTCATGCTGCTAACTTCTTCCGCCACCGCTCAACCGTCTTAGACGACACCCCCACCTCACGAGCGATCGCATTATTCGAAAACCCTTGACCGATCAGCGACCCCAACAGGTACCGCTGCTCCGACGACGCATGTTTACCAACCGGACGCCCAGACGACACATGCGACGTGTTCCCGATACGAACCGTCCGAACCAACGAAAAGTCGACCTCCACCTCCTCAGCAATCGGTCGACCACGCCATGCAGTCTTGAGGGTCACGGTTTTGTACGCCTCACACGCAATCTCGAACGCCCGCTCATAGGTCATCCCGGCCGGATTTATGTCCATCAGAATTCCCTTCCCTCTCGACCGCACGCCTCACACGGCAACGGGTAACCTGCATGGATTTGGCACTCTCGCGGCTGGGCGGTGCTTGTGCGTTTCGTCGCGTTCACGATCGACTCGTCATCCCACCGCTCGTCATTCAGCCAACCAGCCGGGAACTTGATCAACGTCTTGTCCAAACCGATGTTGAGAAGCGCATAAGCCCTTACCCCGTCCATGAGTGTTTTCAGGGGAAACTTCTTGCGCGCCTTGATGAATGCTTTGAGTGCGGGTGCTTTCCCCTGCTTGCGGGGGTAGATGATCCACCATTCGGAGAATTCAGATGTGAAGTCTGGTGCAGGCTTGCCCTGCACAAGAGCTTTTGTTTTTACTGTCTCTGTCTCTGTCTCTGTCTCTGAGCGATCGTTTGCGATCCGTTTGCGATCCGTTTGCGATCCGTTTGCGACATCGGAAGCCGCCCAACGCTTCTCATTTCCGCGCTTCCCGGCCGCGCTTCGACGCTCCGCAATCTCCGCCCGCTTCGCCTCAATCTCGGCTCTGACCGGGTGATACCTGTCGAAGTTGTGTATCTGCCACCCCAACTCGACGCGCACCCATGACGGTCTCTCCGGGTCGTTGCAAGACAGTTCGTCGGCTACTGCTTGGCCCCACCGTTTGAGCACCACACGCTCATCGAGGAACCCGTCTGACAGCATCCGGCGTGAGTAGAAGGTGGCTTCAAATACGGCCCGGAATGCGGCATCGGTGAGTCCGATGATCTTCGGGTGTTCGTCCATTTCGATTGGGAATGGGGCAAACAATCTGTCATCCTTCGCCACTGTCCACCTCCATTCGTCCTGTCATTGCCCCGGATGCGGCTAACAGTTCCATTGCTTCTGCGTAGATGAGTCCGTACCGTTTCCCGTTGTCGTCTAGCAGGTAGTGGGCGCCTGTGGATAGGTCGAAGAGGGGAATTTCGGTTGGCAGTACCATGCGGCTTCTGATCATGAATCCGAGCGAGTAGGCGCGCAGTGGGGACTCGTGGATTGACTTCTCGGAGAACGCGTGGCAGTGATGGTGTACGCCCACGACGTTGCTGAGATCCCATGCCCCCTCCTGTGTGCGCCGGTGTGGATACATGTCCTCGATCCGCATCTCGTACCCGCACCAAGGGCATTTGCCGGCGTGACGATCGAACAGGGTTTGACGGGCGGTCTCGGTCATCTGCTCACCTTCATCCGTCTACGCTCGAGGGGCGACTTGTTCCCCCACAACCCGTGGTAGATGTCGTTCTCAAGCGCATACTCAAGGCATCGTTCGCGCACGTCACACCCCTCACATACCGTCCTCGCTTGCCGAAGTTGGTGTCCGTTTTCTGCGAACCACGTGTCGGGGTCGATTTGTCGGCAGGCCCCGCCCTCCTTCCAATCGGTGTCATTCATGCGAGTTCACACGGAGTGTAAACCGCTGGAACGCGGTCAGCGGGGAAGGTTCGTGCACGTCAAACGTTGGCGCGAGCAGGAATCCCACGTCCCGGTGCGGGTCGTAAGAGACGCACCCAATAGCAAGACAGTCGAGATTTGCGGGGATGCGTTGATCCTCGATCAGTGCCGGGCACGAGAACGTTGTGGCCCCGCACGCACTGCATCGGGCGACCGTCACCCGCACTCCGTAACGGTTCCATGCATCACCCAGCCACCCTGCGCGGAACGGGTGCGACCAGATGCGCCCTATGGCGCTCCATGTCCAATCTGTTCCCCCCAGGACGCGTCGGAGCTGGAGCCGCCCGCCCCGCAGAAGAGATCTGTGACGGTGAGGCCGTTCCACACGATCGTGGGTCTCGCGTATCCGGCGCGCTCGAGTGTTGCGGTGGTCATGTCGGGTCCAGTTCGAAGAGGGCAGCAGCGTCAGCTGCTACCGGGTTGGGGATGAGGGTGAAGGTGGGGCGTCCGAAGGTCCACACGACTGTGTGAGTGGCTTCCGGGAGCCCGCCGGCGAGGATGAGGGTGAACGCTGACCAGATGTCGGCCAGCCATGCTTGAGGGCATTCGCGGTTGATGGCGAGGCCCTCACTATTGGCCATGGACGCGAGGCATTCGTCTCGCTCGAGGCCCGCAATTCTCACGGGCCCCCAGAACTGGCAGTAGCGGCGTTCGCCTAGTTCCCCGGTGGTGCCGGAGATGACGATCGGGGGGTTCATCTGCGCACCTCGAGCACTTTGTCGAACGGGATCTTGTCCGCCCACGAGTAACCGCTCTCGACGGAGACGGTGACCTTGTTGACGGTGCGGACCTTCTGCCATCCGATTGCGGTGCGGACGACCTTGGCGCCCACGATGTCGTCGCGGGTGAGCGGCACACGCTCCAGCTCAGCCAGACGTTCGGACGCTCGCTCTTCCCGCCACCTTCGGCGCGACTCGGCGTTCACGTCCGCGAGCGTCGCGGCGATCTCGTCGTTTGTCTTCTTCGCCCGGGCACGGAACGCTGATACGGTGTCGCGCTTCACGTCGCACGCTCCATGAGTTCGGTGGAGAACTCGAGCCAGGAGAGGCAGTCGATGCGCCCTTCGCTGTCGCCGAGTTCCACCCATCCGAAGCGGAAGGACGCGTCGTCGTCGCACAGGTCGTAGAAGGCGATCTGCTTTCCGTGAGGTGTGCGGACGAAGAACGACAACGGGCCGCCGACAAGCACGAGATATCCGCGGTCTTCGAGGTGCCGGCGGATCTGCTCGCCCTTCACCGTCGTGCTCCGTAGCCGTTGTAGGCAGCCTGCACGCCCTTGTTCACGTTGAGCGTGGCGTACAGCTTCGAGGTGAGCGCCTTGAGGGTGTCGTCGCCGTAGTGCCAGGCGGCTTTCGCGTTGTGGAGTGTCTCCAGTTCTGGGAGGGCTTCCACCTCTGCGAGGGCGCGCGCGACGGTGACGGGGCTGTTCTTCCCGTGCTGGGCGAGGGCGGTGTTGCGGCGGCGTGACCATGCCCGTTCGGCGGTGTACCGGACCTCATTGAGCTCGAGCAGCTTGCCGGGCATCTGTTCGATCAGGTCGGTGAGTTCCTTGATGAGGAACTCCATCTCGACAGGGTTCGCCGGGTTGAAGGCGATGATCTCGCCGGAGCGGGTGATGACGTCGACCTCGGTGGCGGGGGCGTCTGTCGGGGGCGTCGTCGGGGGCGCGGGTGGGGGCGTTGAATCGTTCTCGAAGTGGACCATCAGGCGCCCGCCTCAGCTTCGTACTCGGCGTCGGTCGGTTCCGCAGGGTCGCGATCGGCGTCGGGTTCGGGTGCGACCTGCTCCACGGGCTCGGCGCCCGGTGGCCGGTTGAACATCCCGTAGCGGGTGAGAGCGTGAGTGCGCACCGTGTCGTTCCACTCGCCTGCGGCTTTCGCCTCGTCCACGAGTGCGGTGACCGCCTCTTTCGTTTCGGCGGCCTCGAAGACCTGCTTCCAGTCCCGAGACGGTTCGATGACGATCACCTCGCCGTTGTCGAACGTGCCCGCCTCGAGGTCTTCGGCCGTGTACAGCCCGGAGAGTTCCATGGGGAACAGGCGGCGGAAGCCGTGAGTCTCCGCGCGGATGCCGAGCATGTGGGCGGGCCGGGTGGTCCAGTTGCCGCCCTTCCCGCCGAACTCTGCCATGGTCACGGTCTGCTCGAGCGGGCGGCTGATGCCCTTCCGGTAGATGCGGATTCGCGCGGCGTATGGCGCTTTCGGCGGCGTGGTGGTCCACGGGCCATCTTCGGTCGACTGCCACTCGATCGGGTCTTGGCCGTCGTACTGGCCTGTTCTCTGGGCGACGAGACGCATGCCGTCGACGCCGACGAGCACCGTCCATTTGCCGCCCATCTGCGCGGCGTAGATCTGCTTCGCGGTCGGATCCAGCCCGGTGCGCTGGCAGGCCTGGATGAACGCGGCCATGATGCCGGACGGGGCGAACTGGCGGGTCGGGCCGTTCATCCACGTCAGGCCGGCGAACTCCATCAGCGCGGCGGTGTTCGGGTCCCAGGTGGTCGGGACCACTGAGGTTGGGAGGACCATCTCTGTCGAGGTCATGATGCGAGTTCCTGTTCGAATTGGAGGGCGGCGCGGAGCCGCGGGAGGAGGTCGTGGGCGAGGGGCAGCATCTGCGCGAGCAGGTCCTGCACCTTCGGTTCGGAGCGGTGGATGGTCAGGTGCTTCGGTTCCCCGTTGAGGTCGGTGCGGAGTTCGTCGTCGATGAGTTCGACCCAGATGAACTCGAGGGTTTCGGCCTCGGGGAAGGTCAGGAACTGCCACGACAGTTGCCGCCATTCGCCGAGCGTGGGACCGAGAACGACCTTGTTGTGCTTGGCCTTGCACTCCGCGAGGAGCACAGCGCCGCCCGGGAGGTCCTGCACGCCGTCAGGAGTGGCAGCGAACCCGGGCTCGTCGACTGAATGCACGAGTGCCTTGTTCGCGGCGATCCCCGCCCAGGCGAGCATCATCGGCTCCCAACGGTTCCCGGATTCGGTGTAGCTGTTGCCGGTGAAGCTGCGGTTGGACAGCTTCGACGCGAGCACCGAGGGGACCGAAGATGCGCGAGCAAGCTTCGCCGCGTCACTGGCACCGATCACCGAGTCGCGAGCGCGGAGCCACTTCTCCCGATCCGTCCCGTCGTCGAGGATCCGGTCACGCCAGGTCACGAGCACACCTCGTGCTCGATCTGATCGCGGTGGGCGTCGGCTCGTTCGGTCAGGCGGTCAGCCCAGCCGGCGGACTTCGGATCGAAGATTTCCGACACAGCACCGAGGAAGGAGGACTTGCCGGCACCGTTCGGCCCAGCGACGACAAGGAGACGTTTTCCGTCAGGCTCGATATCGACGGACCCGCGAACGCCCTTGAAGTTGTTGACCGTGATCTTGGTGATTTCTTGCGTCATGGGGATGGCCTTTCGGGTCAGATAGAGGAGGGGTGGGGGCGGCATGCGGGTGCATGCCGCCCCGGATGGTGTTAGTCGGTGACGCGGCGGATTTCTTCCGCTTGTTCACGCTTGCCATGGATGGCGTACAAGCCCGGGCCGATGCCGTTCACTCCGTGCTCGTCCGTGTGGACGAGCTGCGCAGTCTGACCGTCCGGGACCGACACAACGGCGAGCAGCAGCCCGTCCTCAACCCGGGCGTAGGTGACATCGGGCGAGTCGAAACCGCGCTGCAGGTAGTGACTGTTCCCGGTCGCTTCGCCGAAGACGACCTGCACCCCTGCGTTCGGGACGGGGATGAGCTTGTGCGTCGTCTTCGTGATGGGGAAGACGAGCAGGTCACCCTGACCCTGCACTCCCGTGATTACTGGAATTTCTGCATCCGCAAGCAGATGTTCCGGGACGGTCACCCCAACACTCGCGAGAGCAGATCCGATAGTTGCCGTGTTCATATTTCTCCTTCTGTTAGCTGCGACGCGCGAGTTGCGCATACACATCGGTGGTCACCCCGTACTGCCAAGCGGCAGCAGACAGGGGGTCTTTGATCGCTGCCGGCACTGTTTCGCCGTACATGCGTTGGTTGCCGTCCCGGTCGGGGGAACCATTGACCATGAGGAGCAGGTTCACCGGTTCGTCGTAGATCTGCTCCGGCAGCGAGTAGAGAGTTAGCGAGTGGGGAGCGTTCCCCGGGTCGGCGCACGTCCCGATCGGCGTCAGGTTCATCTGCTCGATCGCCTTGTCCCACCCGATCGACTCGAACGCTGCACGCCGAATCTCCGAATTGGATTCCTGCATCGCCTTCTCGACGGTCGGGTTTTCAATCACCCACTCGGGGACTCGGACACCGTGCCAGTAGTAGACCTTGAAGCCATCACCCCACGCGCGAGCAGGTCCGCCCGCACTGTGCAACCGACCGATGCCCTGGACGGTCTCAATGTGGATCTCGGTCTGGCGATCCGCAACAACACAGAACTCTTGGTGCATGATCCGTGATGCCCCGTGAAGGGATGCCTGCTCGTAGTAGCGCCACTTGTCATATACGGGCAGTTCGAGGTGGGCGACTCGATCAAAGAATGAAAGGTATGCGGACCAACCCGCCCAGTCCGAGCCGCCCTGGTGAAGCCGATACCAACCAACACAGCATCCGACGAGGAAGCGAACCGTGGCGTCGTTCGTGGCGTCGTACGTGGCGGCGCGCGTGGCGTCGTTCG